ATCTAATAATATTACCAATGGTCTGATGCCGCCACTTCAGTGCATCTACTATCTCTGTTAGTGTTTCTACTACCGTTTTGTAATATTGGATTTTTTCTTCTGACCGTTGTATGTCAGGATCGGAGTCGTAATAATATTCCATTTCACCTTTTAGTATTTTTAGCCCATTAAATGGATCATAGTCCCAGCCTTTAGCTTCCATAGTTTCTTGATCCATCTTTCCATTATAATATAACCATTTGTCCTTCAGCAGCACTTTTTGAGCGGCCTCCGAGCGTTTTAACTGCAGTTTTGCTAAAGATAGGTGTTGTAAGTACTTGGCGTGCAGCTTCGGTGTATCTCTAGAAACCTCTGCCAATTTATTGTTATCGATTGTGCAGTCTTCCTGCCATTGCTCTACAATGCTTTGTAGATCCATAATATAAACTCCATATTGTATAGTACTATTTAGCTCAGTTCAAAAGTGGAGAATCTAAACGTTGCAGGGAACGTGATAAAGGTGTTATCACTCAACGTAGATTCCAAGGTCATATCCCCCAAGTTGGTTGGTAGACAATCTATATATTTAATTTTTCTTACCGTGTTGTTATGGCTTGATAGGATTGACAATGTGATATCCGAATACGACGGAGGTAGGTTTGCATTCCTCTGTGTTGGTGGACGCTCGTTAATCTCTACCAGTCTATTCATCCAGTTGTACATCTCGGTATATGAATTTAAGTTCTCATCCACAATAATCATACAGGTTAGCTCTGAATAGATTAGTTTATCACCTGTAAACGGTACCGATCCGATTCTTTTGTATGGTACCTCAATTGGGTTAAGACTAAGATTAGGGTGCAGCACAGTCTGTGCAAAGAACTCTAGGTTAGGAAAGTTCTTACGGTCAATTGTAAGCCTAAACGACGTAGGCTGCAGATAGTTGATATTGTTTAACCCTGACACACTAGAGACGTTACTCACATCTACGGATATAGAGGGATTCAAAGTGGGCATATCGAGCTTCCTTGTTTAATCTATTCTATCATATTTATATGAGAAAAAAAATCGAAAAAAATGAAAAAAAATGCATTTAGGGGGTTTACAAATGATTCGAAATACATTATATTAATAGTATAACAAAGGAGATACCAAATGCTACTACCTAATGGATCAGCTATCAAACTAGACGTTATCGAAGCTTTCAACAAAGCGACTACTAATCCAGAAAACATCAACAATTCTGGTGGTCTAAATTGGAACTTCGTAGATGCTGATATCTGTATGGATCTTAACGGCATCTACTCTTTCGAATACCTAAACGAGTGCTTGGAAGTTTTGGTAGATAACTATTTTTCGTAAGGAGGAATAAATGGAAGGACTCGTAATTTTCGTAGGATTTATAATTGGTGGTGCTTGTGCTACAATCGTTTCACAAATGCTAACTGACGTTAAATCTGTATCACAAGAACTTGGTATAGTAGCTTGGGGGTTTGCTGGCGGAATTGTTGGTGTTGTTCTAGCAGACTTACTACTACAAACTCTATAACTTTTTTCCTCAGCGTCCTTGCTGAGAGAACCGGACTTAAACGCATAACACTAGTTAGTATAGAGTGGACCAGTTTCAGTCAAATTAGAGCGGCAACGTCAATAAGGCCGTGCGAGGAGACTGGAGATACTGGGGGCGTTGAGGAAAGGAGTTATATTATGGTTAGAACTGTACACTATGTAGGAATGGATCAAGCTACCTACCAACGGGCTCGTAGAGTTTGGGGTGGTCCTGCTTACTACCACAAATGGATGGACGACCGGGTCTGGACCGAGGTTGGTGATAGCGACGTTGTAGTCGTTGGTGATCCTAAGTATAGTCCATATGTTTGGGATGCTTCTGCTGTTCCAGCAGAATACACTGACTAAAAAAAGGAGCGCCGAAGCGCTCCAGTCTGGGAGATAGAATTGGAGGGGTTGATTCCCCTCCTTTTTTAATATCTTATGTAAGGATGTTATCCACACGGAAGATGCGGTAGTACTGGTTCTCGCGGTTAGTTGCAAGACCGTCACGACCTGACATATTGCCTGTGTCAACGAATGGGTTTGATACCATGCCATAGCGAGTTTTGAACCCGATACGTGGCTGGAAGTCATTCTCGCCAACTGCACGTACCATTGTTAGTGGTACATATGGGCAATAGAATACACCGGCGTCATATGGGTTAGTACCCTTATAGCCTACGTTGATGTAATCTGTTGTTGCATATGGGTCGATGTATACGCGGATACGACCGTTCATAACACCTGCGAATGTGTTACCTGTGTCATCTACGTTTAGGTTAGTTGAAAGAGCAGGAGCGTAATCCAACATGCCTGAAGCTGCTAGTGCACTTGCAACATCTGATGAACAGATGATGAAGTTACCTTTACCGCGGCGTGTTTCTTTTGCGATTACGTTCGCTTCACGATCAAGCTGTACACCTAGACCTTTGAACTTCTCTGCTGACCAACGGCCGTCTGCGTCTGATGATAGATCGAAGATACCTTTTGTTGTTACGTTAGCTTGAAGTGCACCGATTTTAGCTTGTGCGTTAACTGTGCGAACAACTTCACGGTTGATCTCTGCCAAGATTTCTGTTGACAAGATGTTTGCCAATTCTGTCTCAGCGTCTAGACCGTGGATTGCTTTCAAGTCTTGCGCAAGCTCAAGTGTGTACTCTGCTTTCAATGCGCGTGACTTCGCTGTCACAGTTGCTTTTTCGATTGTGAAGCCCATTTCTGCAAATGACTCACCAGTGTTACCTAGTGCTTCCGCTTCTGCAGTATCATATGCGTCACCTGTTACAGGAACGTATGTGCCACCTGAGTCAGCGATTGAGCTGTCTGTATCGGTGTCTGTTGCACCTGCAAGACCTGATGGTCCGCGTGAGCCGTTACCTGTTGCAGATGAATCACCTGAATAGTTGACTTCTGCTTCGTTGAACAGTGCTTCTGTACCTTGTGCGATACCAGCTTTTTCTGTTTTGTATAGTGACTTCATTGCGAAGATCAAGCCTGTTGGGCCTGACATCGGCTGAACGCCACAAATGTCGTATGCCATTAGGTTTGGCATAGAACGACGTACTAGTGAGATAAGAACTGGGTTCCAGTTAGCAGCAGCTGATGTGCTGTTTGCTGGTGTTTCCATCAGATCTTGTTGCTCTGCTAGTGCCTTTTCTGTGTTCTCCAGAACGGCTGCAGTAACTGCACGCTTGTGAGCGTCTTTGATTGTACCTGCAGATTCTTCGTTCAATACTGGAGACCATTTCTCTACGAGACGATCATAAGTTTCCATAATTGGATCTCCTAATTACTTAATTGTTTTTCTTAGTGCATTAACGTATTTTGCCATTGATTCTGATACTTCGACAGTTTCATCACCATCTTCTTCTGTTTCTTCTTCAATGACGGAACTTGCGGTTTTCTGACCGAAATATGATTCTTTCAGTGTAGCAACTTTCTGTGCGAAATCTTCTTCGCTTTCAAAAGAAACTGACTCTGCAAGGCTCGATAGTTTTTCGACCTGAGTTTCTGCTAGATCTTTTGACGCTTCACGAATAATCGCTTGACGCTTATAAGATTGTAGCTCTTCCTGTAGTTCCATAGTTTGTGATACTGCATCATTGAACTTTTCTTCAAGTTCGTCGTGTGCAGTAGCAAGTTCATCAACGAGGTCAACTTTACCTTCAGGAACTTCAATGTAAGACTCTTCGAAAGCTGTTTTTAGCTTTTCCATGAATCCTTCTGCGATCTCTGCACGTAGTCCAGATTGAATCGCTACTTTGTTTTCTTCCATCCAGTTCTCAACCACGTAGTTGAGGTAGCTATCAACTTTTTCGACTAGATCGGCTTTGACTGTTGAAACTTCTTCATCAAGCGATTGCTTGTATTCTGCTTCTAGTCTGTCGATCTCTTCGGCAAGTTTTGTTTTAACCGCTGCTTCAAAGATTACGGCTGTTTTGGCTTTAAAGTCATCTGACAATGTCGCCTCAGATTCCACCAGAGCATTTAGGTCTTCACTAAAATCTCCATCAAAATCTACATCTTCTGCCTTCATACCTGCTGGTGCAGCCACTTTTTGCATTGGTTCGCTGTTGCTCTTATCACCTTTACGGGCTTTGGCTTTTGGGCCTTTACCTTCTGCAGCATCTACAGATGCTACTGATTGAGCTTCAGCATTTTTTGGATCATGAGCTTCTTCGATTTCCTCGTCGAGCTCAACTTCTTGATCTTTTACTTGATCAGTCATGTTAGACTCCTTAATATTGCTGTGTTTTCAGTAACGAGAGGAAATTCTTATACTCACGAACCTGCGTTTCATATAGATCCGCACGCGGAGCACGTTTAATTTCAGTCTCTATTTTTTCAATATCCCGAGCTTCAATGATGCCATTATTCCAGACCCAGTCAACACCTTCCATTATTCCATTAACAAAAGCATTCGGTGCAGAAGGATCTTGTACGATATCAACCGTATTAAGCATAAAGTCATCTTTGACGTACATAGTTCCGTTACGTTGCTCGAGGCTACCCATTCCACGAGTTGAGACACCTAGTTGAACACCGCCTTCAAGCAAACCTTTTACGATATTGCCCATTGGAGTATCCAAGATACGCGCCTTTCCCATAACATTATTACCATCCATTTTTAGTTCAGTAATCTTATGGGATACTTTATCCAAGTTAACAGTTGGGCCATCAGGGTGGTTTAATTCCCCTACCGCTCTGTCCTTGGAAACCTGTTCTGTGACATATTTATCTATAGCCTTTTCCATAATGGCTTTAGGATAGATACGTCCGTTTCGATTCTTAGATTCTGCCATAGCGAAGATACCCTCGATGACGTGAGTCTTCGATCCATCCTCTTTTGCTTCGACGACACATTGGACGTCGGTTTCTGTATATTCAGTAATTAGCTTCATCTAACAATCCTATTAATTATTATTGGTATTATTTATAATAAAATAAATTCTAATATTTTGATATGATCAATCTTCTTCTTCGATCGGTAAATCAGTTTCTACCTCTTCAGATTCTTCCTCCGCCTCTACTTCAGCTGCGGCAGCTTCAAGCTCTTCGTCGGAGATATCATCAAACTCATCATTCTCAATAGCTTCGTCCTCGGCTTCTGCACCATTAAAGATCTGATCGGCTAAACTGATCTTTTCTTGTTCTAGTGCATCCGAAACTTTAGTATCCATCAAATCACTAAAAGTGACACTGGCTTTACTAAAGTCCTGATTCTGAACTTGGTCGATAAAATCATCAATATTAATTTCCATTACTAACTCCTACTTTTTAAATGGATAATAGACTCTTGCTGTTGCTGATCATCCTGATTGGGGATCTCGCCAGCTTTTTCTTCGTCGTCTATTTGCTTTTTCATATCTTCAATCGCATCATCATCTAGGTATAGAACATTTTTCATAACCCACTCTTTAGAGAAATACTCACCAACGTACTGTTGCATATTATCTAGGGTCTGTAGTTTATTCTGTAATATCTCTGCATCTTTTAGTTCAGTGAAATGGTTATCACGAACATAATCAATGTGTATATCCTGTTTCCAGTTATCCCAATCTTCCTCGGTAATAATAGCCTTCATAATCAATTGCTTTTTCAGAATCTCTGTAAACAACATTGAGAACCGACGTCTTAGTCTATCGACAAATTTTTGGAACTTTAGTTCGTCACGTGTAATCTCTGTGGCTCTTCCTAGATTAAACTGTGCCTCTGGTTCCAGTCTATTGATTGGAACGTTCAACGATCTATATAGCTTTTTCTGAAAGTAAAGAATATCGTCGATCTGACCTAGATTTTCGCCGCCAGGAAGTGTGGTAATCTCTGTACCACGACCACCTTCACGACGTGGTAACCAGAAGTCTTCAAGCATTGACATATGCTTACGATCGTCTCTGATATTACCAGTGTTGGCATCGTATACTAGTTTATTACGGTAACGAGCCATAATATCTTTCATATATGTCTCTGCTTTACCACGTGGTAGGTTACCAACATCAATATAGAAAATTCTACGCTCTGGTGCTCTAGCCAGTCTGTAAATGACTAGCGAGTCTTCCATCATACGCAATTGGTTAATAGGCTTTAGTGCTTTATGTAGGTATGAAACTACTTTCTTTCTAGTTTCATCTAAAAGTCCAGAGGTTACGTATGACACTGAGTCGTTACTTAGTCTAATACCTTGGGCTTGCTGTCCTGGCTTTTCTTGGTAAATATAAAATTCGTTTACATTCTCGACAAGTGTCGCACCAGTAACAGGATCTTTTTTCTTTTTAACTTCTTTGACCTTACGGATCTTAGAGGCATCGATTGGTCTAATCTCTTGAATACCTGCCTTTAGATTCTTTTCATCTACTACTAAGTGGTGATAGATTCTACCATCTACGTACCAACGTCTAAAGATATCGTGACCCAGGTCAGTAAACTTTAGCATAGAACAAATGCTATCAAACTCTTCGTTTATTACCTTTTTAAGCTGGTCACTTAGTCCTTCGACATCATCTAAGATTAGTGAAACCGGTGAACCTTCGTTATTAGTAATAGATTCATTAACAATATCCTCGATTGCTGCATCAACCTCTGGATGAATTGCTACTGCACGATATTGCCTAATATTTTGGTGATTATCTTTTGAATGATCACCTTCTCCTAGGTTAACATATGTTCCATAATGTGAGCCTGAAGCCGTAACGTATCCTGCACCGTCATCATCTGTCGGTGGAACAATTGATTGCAACTTCTCAGCCGATGTATCTTTAGCTCTTTTAATTTCAAAGCCGAATAATCTTAATCCAGTACTCTCAGCCATATTTTATCCTAATATTAAAGTGGCGAGAGGCCGTTTCCAGCCTCTCTTTACTATATTTATATACTTAAGAAGTAGTCGCTGATTCCCAGTATTGTACTTGGAATTCCACTGTGAATCGTTCGATCTCATCTGTTGCCTGATAGGTAACATCGATCGGACTAATCGCAGTTGGGAAACAACCTCTAAAGTTATATGTTTTTAGTGTTGAACCATCTTTGTCCAATTGCTCAACAACTAAGTCAGCTTCATAATCCACAGGATTTGTTAGACCAGTATTTGCACTGTGTGCATTCATACCGTTCATCCAACGCTCCAAAGAATTACGGATGCTGAAGTCAGTATCGTTAATGATAGTTGGTGTCCATACATCGAATGTACGATCACCAGCCATTTTTAATTGACGACCACGGAAAGGAACAATAATTGTGCCCATTGTCGACGCTGGTAACTGAGCTGCCTCACATAGGAATGAGGATAGTTCTACGTCACCGTTTGCATAACCCGGGAAGTTGATAGTTGCCTTAAATAAATTAGGGCGGGCACCACCACCGCGAAGTTTTGCTTTAAAATCATCTACGCCTAAAACTGCCATCTTTTATCTCCTTATACCTGTAGTCCAGCGACTTCTTCGAAGTCGACACCAGATCTAACAGCAACAAAGTTTAGAGTGATGTAGTTGATTGAACGTGCTGGCTTGATGAAGATGTTAGCAACGAACTCGTTTCTATCAATGATAGCTGGAGTGTTGTTTGTCTCATCACATACCACACGGAAGTCTGTAATACCACGACGTCCTTTGATCTCTCTTAGGAACGGTTCTACGATATTCACAAACTCTGCTCTTGTAAACTCATCGTTTAATTCGAACAATGTGTTGCGTGCTGCCAGAGCGATTGCTCTTTCTACGACATTAAATAGACGACGTACATTAATACGATCGAATGCACTTGGTCTATTCATATGTGTTTTATCACCATAAAGCAAAATACCTTGTCCTGGTAGATTTGCGATTGGGTTAATACCTGCTTTGTACAACGTATCTCTTTGAGCTTTAGTTGGTGTATAAGCAAGTGATGTAACACCCAAATATGCACCACGACGTGAACCTGCTGGAGAGAACCATGGAGCTGCATTTGCGTCTGAAGCTGCCATAATACCCGCTGTTGCACCAGCTGCCGGGATGTTAACATATTTGTCGTTATATTTATCGTAGACTTTTAGATGGTTATTATCAACAAATAGGTATGAGCTATATGTGTAACCACCAGCTTCAGTAACAGTTGCTGATACCGGATCTGCCTTACCCACTACGTTACCTGAATAAGGTGAAGTAACAACCACACAGTCTTTACGTGTTTCTTGAGCTGTTGAGACCAGATCGTTTACAACAGTTTGCTGATTTGTTTGGCTATCCATATTAGGTGCGATCAAGAAATCTACTTGGATAGTGTCTTTATCCTCGAACACATCATGTGCATCGTTAACGTTTCCTGTAGATCTTGTGCCTTTTGCACCACCTGATAGACCAAAGTCCCCAGATGTTTTGGCATTATTAATACGAATATAGTTAGATCCTCTATTCACAACGTCTTTCTGATAGTTGGATGATCCATCTGCATTTGTAGCGCCAGCTGTTGTGCTAACGAATGGATATCTTTCTAGTACAGTACCTGCTGTACCAGTAATACCACCATCAGAATCTAGAACCAAAACGTGTGTTTCTTGACCGGTTGGTGCTGCATCGAATTGTGCTTTATAGGATGAATCCCATGAGGCCCATGCGGTAGAATCAGCAATTTTAATTGCAAGATTATCGCCTAGAGGCCCAGGATGTTTAGCCAGGATATTTGCGGTCCAAGTACCATTATCCCAATCCTCGTCGTTCTTTACCAATTCATTGTCACCGCTATCTACGGCATTTAATGCGCCGCTGTCTGCAGTACGTACAACTTGTAGAGCTGATGAGTATCTTAAAAAACTTGCTGCGGTTAGAAAGTCAACCGCGTAACTGTCGCTGGGCGAACCAAAGGTTGAGGCCAGTGTAGCTTCATTGTCTACCAAAACTGCCTGTTCCATTGGACCCCAACGGAAACTTCCAGCAAATGCGCCAGTTGTAGATTGAACGTTGGGAACACCACCGCTTAGATCTACTTCTTTGACGACAATGGCTGGAGATTCGGAAGGTGCGCCTATTGCCATGTTTATTTTCCTTTTCCAGAGATCGAATTATATGTTTTCATTATACGGATATTCAATTAGTACTATTTATAATTTCTAAAATTTAGAAGTTTGTACCCCATTCTTCGACCCATTTTCTGGTCTGCCAATCATCTTTCTCTTCAATCCGTTCGATGTAATCCGATGCATCGTCTATAAACCCAAATGGTACCACATCCTCTTCGATTGCTTTCATCTTCTGCTCAAATAGCATATTCTTAATGTCAACATCTGTTAGTTGTTGGAAATAATTACCAGTAGCAAAGTAACCAAACATAACCAAGTTCATCATAAGGTCATCATGGTTACCATCACTGGCCTCAAACGATTGTCCTTTTGAAACGAATGTAGATATTTCTAGAATAGTGTTTTCGTCTACTATTTCCAACTTACCTTCTTCAAGTAAGTCCTTGATACCAGAACAACCTAACCTCTTGACCTTTCTATTCATTTCCACACCAAGGCGATCAGACTTTACAGTGGATTCAATAAACAGGTTCTCATATTCTAGTTCGTGGTATAAACCAGTTGTTACCAAAGTTCCCTGGTCATTTGATTCTACTACCACCCAAGCCTCATTATAGAGCCGTGCAAACTTATAAATAATATTCGGGAAGAGTAATGGAGAGATAAGATTGTCGCGATATACAGCGACCTGTTTAAATGGCTTTGAGCTAATATCGATCACGTTAAACGTAGAATAGTCCTGACCTCTTCCCTTCGACACATCCACTGTCATTACATACTGATGTGTAGGATCAGGATCTTCATAGATCCATACTCTATTACCTTCGATTAATCTCTTTGGTGGTTTAGCTCTGAAATTCATAAGAGTTTCAGCATTGATCAGTGTGTTACCAGTTCCAAAGAACGTATTACCAAATTCCTGATCGAACTGTAACTGTGACGTATTAGCGATTGTCTGTTGTTTCCATTCCTCGTCACGTCCTGGTACATCATGCCAATCTACTCTGAATGGTACAAACTCATTTGTGCCCTGTA